CAATTTATTTATATCCTACCTCATCAAATTTTCCAGAAGATAAATTCCCGTTCTTTCCAGAAGTCGGCGACACAAATCAAACTTTTACGCTGACAGTTTCAGCTAGCGGTGACGAGAGTAATTCTCCTGATACCACACAAAAATTAATGGTTATTGGAGGTGTTCAAGTATGAGCATTAAATTATATTTAAGCGGAACACCAGGCGGAACTGACGGAACTGAGATTAATTCTCTAACTTTTAAAAATTTGATGGCATATTCAAAAGGCATTGGTAGCTCAAATTCTTACAATGCTACCACAATATTGCCTGTTTGCTTGAGAGAGGAAAGCGGTAAGACTGCGACAGATGTAAAGGTACAGGGAATTATAACAGACGCAGTGCAAACATATTGCTCCGGCTATGGATATTCAACCTATCCCACTGATGGCTTTAGCATGTATAGTAAAACAAGTGGCTCAATAGGCGGTGTTGGCAGTACAAATGTATTGGTGTTCCTAGCAATATCAGCCAAAGCCAGTGTGGCAAGCGGAACAAATTTATTTTCAATATCTTATGTTGAGAATTAAGGCGGTGCAATTATGCCAGAGTATACACTAAGCATTTCTGGTCAAGTGACACTTAATGATGTCAGCAGTATTGCCCGTTATGGAGATATCAAGCGCACTTATACAGTGGGCGGTATATCAGTAACAGGACAAGCCACTCTTAATGAACTTGACAGCAACGCTTATTTTGGTGATTTAAGACGAGTTTACACTGCTGGTGGCATAAGTGTTAGCGGTGAGGCTGAACTCAACCTACAAAGTGATTTTGCTCATTTTGGAGACATTAGGAGAGTATATACACCGGGTGGTCTTATTATTTCCGGGCATGCAAATCTTAATGAGGTTGCTGACAATTTCCGCTTTGGCGACTTAATGAAAATTTGCTTTGTTACTCTTGAAGATATCACCGATAATTGGCCAATATTGTTAAATGTCGCACAGCTTGATACTGCTGTGTCATGGTTACAGGACGCAGTCACAACTATTGCATGGTGCTGGAAAATTACAAGGCAAGATGGCACTGTGATGGGTTTCACTTCTCATGATGTCGACATTGTTCTTGATGGCGTTACTTACAAGGCAAAGACAGGCTTTGCACCTACCGCAGTCAGCACATCTGACGACATGAGCGTAGACAACTTGGACGCTGACGGCATGATTTCTGACGAGAGCATTACCACAGAGGACTTGCGAAGCGGTCTATATAACAATGCTGACATTGAAGTGTTCTTATGCAACTATGAAGATTTGACAGAAGATATATTTATCTTACGCAGAGGCTCCATTGGTGAAGTCAATTATGGTGACAACAAGTTTACTGCTGAGATTAGAGGCTTGATGGAGGCATATTCCCAAAAGTCTGGCAAGATAACCTCTAAGTCTTGCCGTACCTATTTAGGCTCCTCACTGTGCAAGATTGCCATGTCTGCATTTACTGAGACAGGCACAGTAACCGCAGTAGATACAGATGGCTTTTATATCAGCAATTCCCATGAAGCAGACTATTTTACTTATGGCGTAATTACTTGGCTGACTGGTCTGAACAAGGACACTGAGATAGAAGTCAAGAAGTACAGCTCAAATGGTTATGTCGAGCTTTTCTTGCCTATGTCTCATAATGTCGGCATTGGTGATACATTTTCTATTGTTGCTGGGTGTGATGGCAATGCTACCACATGTAGGAGCAGATTTAATAATCTGACCAACTTCCGTGGTGAGCCTTATACCCCGGGCAACAATTATGCTGTGAATTATCCTGTCAGCACTGCTGGCAATATTGTGTCAGAGGGCGAAAGTCCGAAGCGTGCTGTTTATGACTGGGGAGATTAAACATGACAAGAAATGAAATTATAAAAGAAGCTCTTGAGTGGCAAGGCACCAGATGGCAACATCAAGCCTCTCTCAAAGGTGTCGCTTGTGACTGTGCCGGTTTCGTGCGTGGCGTTTACAAAAATTTGACAGGCACAGATGTACCTATTGAAGCTGACTACCCGGCTACATGGCACCTGTTTCAGAAAGAGGAAAGGTGCTATAACACTTGCAAGAAATATTTAACTGAAATAAACATCACCGACATAATGCCTGGTGATGTTATTTTATTTGCTTATAGAAAATCTTTTGTTGCCCATCACATGGGCATAGTATTGCCTAACAATAAATTTATACATGCTGACCAAGATGTCGGACTTGTGCATGTAACAGCATTTGACGACACTTGGGAAAGTCGCATGAGGTATGCTTTTAAGTTTAACGAGGTGAAATAATGGCTAGTTTATTCTTACCAATGCTCGCAACCAACCCCTATACGGCTGCTGCCTTAGGGCTGTTAGGCGCTGTCATTGATAATGCCTTGATATCCTCAATGTCAAGCGGTCAGACAGTAGAGCAAAACAAAATGTCTGACCTTGATTTGCAGACTGCTACCCTTGGTACCGGCATTGCTAAGTGTTATGGCACTTGCCGTATTACTGGCAACATTATCTGGGGCACTAAGTTTACTGAACACATTACCACATCAACGCAAGGCGGTGGCAAAGGTGGCGGTGGTTCCAAGGTAACGACTAAGACATATACCTATTCATCTTCATTCGCAATCATGATTTGTGAGGGAGAAATTGACAGCATTGTCAAGGTCTTTGCAGATGGCTCTGAATTTGATTTGTCAAGCGTTGACTACCGCTTATATAAAGGCACAGAAAGCCAACTGCCGGACGACTTCATGGAAGGTATTGAAGGTACTGGAAAGGTTCCAGCTTACAGAGGCATGGCTTACATTGTTTTTAGGAACATGGACTTGACCAACTACGGTAACCGCATTCCCTCTTTTAGCTTTATAGTCAAGTCACTAACCAATAATGTGAAAGACATTGTTGAGGATATTTCAGCAGACGCTGGCTTGATTATCAATCAAGATGTCAATGTAACCAACTTGAGCAGTCTGTCAGTAGAAGGCTTTTCCAGAACTGGTGACCAGACATACAAAGAACAGATTGACGGCTTGCGGACTTGCCTTATTTTTGACGGAATGGAACGCAGAGGAATTGTGCTTTTTAGACAGAGAGATTTTAACAATGTTATCCCGATAAATTCGACAGACTACGGAGCTTACGAAAATTCTTCGTCTGACAACCCGCTTGAGACAACAGTCGCCCATGACATGGACTTGCCTAAAAGGCTCAACATCAATTATGTGTCAAGCGACAATGACTATCAAAGCGGTGTACAGTCTGCATATAGGCGTGTTACTGGTGCGACAACTGAGACAAGCCTAAGCACCAATGTTGTTATGAATGACAGCACAGCTAAGAGTGTTGCAGAGCTTAGGCTTTATGAAGCTTGGGAAAGCCGTACCACTCATAAATTTAGTGTATCAAATAATTATGGCTGGCTCTTGCCGGGTGACATTACAGAGGTAGTGCTAAAGAATGGCGACAGACAGCTTGTGCTTGTCAAAAATACCAACTACGGCTCTCCGGGCATTAACCAGATAACTGGTTGCAATGTGCATTCTGGCGTTTACCAAGTGGTGACAAGACCTGTTGACCCAACACCGACACCAATAGTCAATATTCCCTCAGAAATGTTTTACGCAATCATGGATATACCAAAGTTGCCACTAGACACATCTGACGGGGACAATTTTGTATATTATGCAACTGGTGCAAAGAGCTATTTCGGTGCCAATGTTTACCGCTCTTATGACAGCGGTAGCAACTACAAGATTATTGCACAGAACTCCAATCTTGGCATTATCGGTACTGCTGTAACCGCTCTAGGGAATGCAGAGCCATGGTCATGGGACAATGCCAATACAGTAGATGTCAATGTGCCGTATGGATCATTAGAAAGTCATACAAAGAGCGAAGTGCTTAACTATGCAAATGTCGCTTTGCTTGGCAATGAACTTATACAGTATAAGACAGCAACACTTATCAGTGAGGGAGTGTACAGGCTAAGCGGTCTTTTGCGTGGTCGCTTTGGCACTGAACAGTATACAAGCGGTCATGCAGTAAGCGAGAGATTTGTCATTATTAATACGACTGCAATAGCAAGTTTGCCTGTAAGCTCAGACAACTGGTATTCAGATATCTTGCTGAAAGTCGGACCAAGAAACAAGGGCATACTAGACAGTACATATAAGACGGCAACATTTAACCCTCAAGGTATTATGTCAAAGTCTTGGGCTGGCTGTCATTGTAAGGTTGTCAAAGATGGCAATACTTTCAATGTCTCTTGGACAAGACGGACAAGAAAAGACGGAACTTGGAAAGACTACTCAGATGTACCACTTAGTGAAACAAGCGAATTATACAGCATTGATGTAGTCGACAGCTCTGGCAATATTCTTGCTACAATAGGCTCCACAAGCACAGAATTTAGCTATACAGGCGCAAATGTTGCTGGCTTCAATATTTATCAGCTAAGTGATACAAGAGGTCGAGGCTGGCCTCTGAAATGGAGGATATAAATGAGCGAAGAAACCACAAATATAAAACTGCCTCACATGAGTATCAATCAGGCACAAAAAGAGACCACCTACAATGAAGCCATTGACAAGGTGGACTTTTTTGTTGCAAGGAAAATATTGGCTTTCGTTTCTGCTTTGCCATCTTCGCCAAGTGAAGGTGACGGCTACATCTTAACGACCAATAACAATATTGCCCACTATCTCAATGGTGCATGGGAATATTACACACCTGCAGATGGCATAGACTTCTTATGTGTTGCAGACCAGAAAAAATATATTTATAAAAATTCTGCTTGGGTTGAATATACGCCGAGCATTAAAGTCGGCACTGTAACAACTGGTGAAGCTGGCACAAATGTAGAGGTTAAAAATAGCGGAGACGATATCAATGCTGTCTTTGATTTTAAAATTCCCGAAGGCAACAAAGGCGACACGGGAGCAACAGGGCCACAAGGCGAACAAGGAGTACCAGGCATAAGTGATATTGCAACAGTTGCTGAGGCTGTCGCTGGCACAAACGACACCAAGATTATGACTGCTTTAAAAGTTAAGAACGCCATAGATAATTTGGGTATTACTTGGCAAAAGAACAAAGTCGTAAAACTTGGTCAAGACATTATTGATATTGATATTCCCGGCTGTGTCGCAATTTGTAGCGTAGCTGGTACCACAGGAGCTTCTAAACCTTCCTTTGGAACTAACGCAGGAACTACAGTTACGGATGGAACTGTTACCTGGATTATTGTCAGAAGCTATTATCTCTATGATCAGAATTTAACCACTGGCTACAAGGTGTTTAAATACTTTGACCCGAACACAGGTACGATGCAAAACGATATTCATGTGTGGGGAA